TATGCAACCCCAAGTGATCAATCAATCTACCGTCACCAGCACATGGCTCCACAAAGGTAAAGGGTTTTTGTGGTAGATGTGCAATAAGAGGAGCAACTGCCGAATATGGTGTTGGATAGAAGTCTCTTTCTATTCTTTCAAAATCACTACGCTTACCCATCACACCACCAAATGACTAAAGTTCTTTTCTTTCTTGAACTGAACTACACTTCTAAATTTATCAAACAGGATATCCTGTTTATGAGAGATAACAAATACATTTTGGTCTGAGAACGTGTTTAAGATTTTTAAGAAGTCATCAGTACCAGCACCATCCAAAGATGAATCAAAAATCTCATCCAAGATTAGTAGATTGGTATTCGTTGAGTTTTTCATCTTGGCAATTGCTCTCCAAGTAAACAGAAGTGCCAAGTCGATACGCATTTTCTCGCCTTCAGAGAATGATGCATAAGAGAACTCATCACGAAAACGTGACTTAATTGTTTCGTTGAAGTTTTCATCAATATTGAAGTTGACAAAGAAATCCATAGAACTGAGGTATGTGTTTACCAGTTTGTTCATAATTGGTAGATACTGTTTTACAATCTTTGTTTTGATACCACTGTCTTGTAGAAGATTACGAGCAACATCAATATAGAACCTGTCCTCGTTTAGTTTGGACTTCTGTTCATCAATATACTTGATAGCACCTTTGAGCTCAGCAAGTTTATTCTTATCATCTTCTGATATTGAACCAGATTCATATGTATCAATATCTTTTTGTAATTTAACATTGAACTTCTCCATCTCTGTGATGGATGCACGAATCTTTGCAATCTCTACATCTGCATTTCTAATTTTTTCTAAGTCACTTAGGATGGTGGTGAGTCTATCTTTTTCTTCTCGTTCCATTCCTTGTAAATCTCTGATACCGTTTTCAATTTCTCCAACTTTTGTGTTTCGTGATTCAATCTGCGTCTGCTTAGTTGATTCTGTAATCGGTTGTTCGCAAGTCGGGCATTCATCGTTTGTCTGGAAAAATTGAATCTGGCGGTCATGTTCACTCCTTCTATTCTTCAACGCTGCCTCAGTCTGAGTCAGTTTCTTTATCTTCTGCTCAATCTTAGTCTGTTCTTCAGCGTCAAAGGATAAGTTTTGTTTGATGGTTTCGTAGGATAGGATATCATCATTTCTTGCATTGATAGTGAAATTGTTGTCATTGATTTTCTGCCTATTCTCTGCAATAATAGTTGACTTGTTATTTATTACGTCCTCAATAAACTTTTCTTGAAGTGTAATCTTTTCATTAGTCAAGTCATATTGATATTCTACATTACGAATTTCTTCATTGAGTTCCTTGTTCTTGTTTTTGAGAAGAAAGTTCATCAAAGAAAAAACCTTGATATCTAGAATATCTTCAACTACCTCACGGCGAGCTTTTGTAGATAACTGCATGAAAGGAACAAAAGTAGAAGAACCTAGAATAACAACCTGTGTGAAAGAACGATAGTTTAATCCCATAATTTGTTGTTCTAGATACTTCTGATAATCCCTTGCATTTGCATCTTGGTTTATCATGTTATCATTTACATATACCTCAAACTTATTAGGTTTGATTCCACGAATGACTTTTACATTTTTGCCACCAACATTAAACTCAACCTCAACAACAGCACTGCCACTATTAACTGAGTTTACAAGTTGTCCTTTTGAAATATTGCGAAAAGGTTTGTTAAACAGACCAAAACACAATGCGTCAAGAATGGTAGACTTTCCAGCACCATTCTCTCCAATGATTAGTGTAGTTGGACTTCTATCCAACTGTATTTCTGTAAATTGGTTTCCAGTTGAAAGAAGGTTCTTCCAACGTACATACTTAAAGGTAATCAAAGCTCTAAATCACTCGCTTCCACATATAAAGACTTCATCATGTTTGTTAATCTGTGTTTATCTAATGTTACATCAAGTTCATCTATGTAACGCTCAAGTAACGTCATTGTGTCTTCTGCATTTTCAACAATTGCATCATCAACATTGGACGCATCAAGTTCACTAAAATCTTCTACAATCTTTACCTCATGGGCCCCAGATTCACTCAACACCTTGTCGATGAACCTGTCAAACTGATAGAAATCCTTCTTATTAACAACCACTATTTTAACAAACTTATCCTTCAATGTCAAGACATTAAAGTTAGAATAATCTGTTGTAGTCTCATCATAATAGACTTTTTCAAAGATTGTATATGGATTGATAATACGCTCAAGTTCTCTTGTGTCAGTATCAAAGACATGGAAACCTTTAGGGCATCCGTTATCAGACCAAGTCATCTGGTAAGTATTACCAAGATAGTAAACTTGTCCATCATCAGACTTCTTATGGAAGTGTCCAGAGAATACTGTGTCAAATTTGTTTAGGAATTGTTTGTCATATCCACCTTCTGCAAAGTGGCCAGCGTGCATCTCAAAACCATTAATCTCCAAGTGGCCCATTGCAACTTGTGCATTGGTATCCTTGATGTGATTCATTGTATGTGCATAATTGTCTGGGCAAATCCAAGGCAAGAAACAGATAGGCGTACCATCAAACTCAACGGTAGTTGCTTCTGGATATACGAACATCTTAGGGTATCTTCCCTCAACAAGTTCTGCAAGGGAGTTGACATCGTTTGTGTTCTTGTAGAATGTATCGTGATTACCCACCATCATATGAAGGGCAACTCCTCTTTCTACAAATTGATTTATAAAACGCTCACGAAAGTCTTTGGCAATCTTATAGGAAACAAACTTTCGTCTGTCCATAACATCACCCAAGTGAATAACCGTATCAATACCTTCCTTTTCAATATAAGGGAAAAATGTGTTTTCCCAAAACTGATAGAAGTATTCGTTAAATGCTAGGTTATCGTTTCTCGCTCCGAAGTGAGTGTCAGATATCAGTGCTATCTTCATCTATCTCTTCACCTTCATCATCATAAAATTTTTCAAGTCCTTTTGGTTCACTCTTCTTTTTCTTCTTAGGTTTATATACATCTTCAGCTGGTAGAAAGTTCTTCTGTAGATAATCGACAAACTGTGCCTGTTCCATATCTTCTCCAACTGCAAGAACATCAACACTCATGTTCTCAATAATCTTGTGTCGAATGTGTTGTTGTTTCTTTTCTTTTTGAATCCTACGAATAAAAGCGTAGTAAATGATTTGTGTAAAATACGCAAAGGGGTTCTTTGACTTCTCTGGATTGAAGTTGCTACAATATTGTAGACAATTCTCAATACCATCAGAAATCATTTCTTCTCTGTAAGTATAATTAATAAAATTTGGTCGGTAGGAAAGGTGGTTTGCAATTTTCAAGAAGCATTCGCCGATATAATTAGTCACTGGTGGTTGTGGTTCACCTAGTTCCTCAGCCTCTTTACAACGCTCTTTCCATTCTTTCATTGCTTCTAGGAACTGTGCATTATTAACATAATGCGCTCCCTTTGGTTTTTTAGCCATAATAACTCCACATATATTGTCGCTTAAAGTGCGATTAATAGATACATCATACTATATCTTGATTCGATTGTCAATAGAAAAATAATTATAAAAATCTATTGACTTTCTCTTGACAACAGGGTATATTTACTATGCTAGGTTTGAGAATGAATAGATCTAATGAATAAGCTTAGAGTCTGGACTACCAAACTCCTCATCCCATTGTTCCTCAACAATATCATCTAATTCTCTATTGGTGGGAGCTCCAGTTAATACATCTTCATCTTCCACTCTAGATTTACTAACACAATATTCATAAAACTTTGATAACCCATAAGAGGCCTCAGTAAGTACGATAATTTGAGACTTGGGGATATCATATGTATTTTTTTTAGCAAAGTGAATCCACCTCTGTAAAGATAAGGCTTCTTCTATACCATTTCTTGTTGCTTTTGGATATGAATTTAATTTCATAGGAGAAGTTACACTAAGATATGGTGAATCTAAAGACTGATCAACATCGCATATAATCTCTTCACCACTAGACAGCTTTAGTATTTTTATATTATTTTCTGTCATTTTAGTTTTATCCTTTTAATTTCATAATCAAATTGCTCTTCATTATAGATATTTATTCGTTCCATGAAATGGTTAATTGTAAAGTTTCTTTTTGATTTATAGGTGAGGTCATCAGCAATATCAAAGAGGATAGCGGAATCCTTAGTTTCACTCCTACGCAATCCACGGCCAATTGATTGCAAGGTACGAACTCTGGATTTACTTGGACTTGAGAACACGATGTTGTGAAGATTCCTAATGTTAATACCAGTAGAAAACGTACCATAAGATGCAACGATAATGGCATCCCTCTCTTTTTCTGTGATTGCACGAATATCCTCTCTTGTTTGGGTATCAGTACCACCAAACACATAAAAGACTTTTCTATCTGTATTAGACTTAATCATATCATAGATAACACTTCCATGTTTTTCTACAAATTGAAATAACACCAGTGTATTGCCTTTTAGTGCCAATGTCAAGTCTTTTATAAATTCATTTCTTTTTGGATGTGTAACAATAAAATCAATTTCATCTTGGTAGTTCATATCCTTTACGAGTTTACACTCATGTTCTGGATATGTTAAGACTAACGCCCTAATCTTAAATTCAGCTAATGTCTTTTTATCTATCAGTTCTTTTGTTGTAATAACTTTGTTAAGTGTTCCAAATAACCCCTCTAGTACTAGGCGATGCGTTTGCATACCATCCAGTGTACCAGTTAGTCCGAACCTATATTTACACAAATGAAGTTTTGTAAGAATTGATGTAAGAGATTTTGCCTTAAATAAGTGAGCCTCATCACCAATTACACAACCAAACTGTTCAAAGTATTTTGTAGGAAACTTGTAGATAGATTGCCAAGTAGATATGACAACCTTCTTAGTTACATTCTTATCATGTCCACTGTATATTTTCTGCATATAAACTTCTTGCCACCCATAGTCGATAAAGTCAGAATACATCTGTTCAACTAAAGATGTTGTGGGAACAAGAATAAGAATCTTATCGTTCTGATGTGACTGTAAAAGCATCTCGTAATATCTTACGAGAATATAGATTATAAGTGACTTGCCTGAAGCAGTAGGACTAAGAAGAAGAGCCCGATGTTTTCTAATAGCGTGCTCCACTGCATTAACTTGATAATCACGAGGTTTGATGTTTCTTCCATTGGATCGAAGTCTAAGTTGTCTAATGAATCCATCCAATATTTGTTTGTCGATTGTTTTTTCATTTTTTAGTTCCTCACTTACTGTAAATTCTTCTTCATAATCTGTCAAATATTTTTGTAAATATGGCAGTAAACCAAGATAAAGTTCTCCTGTTGATGGAGAAAACAGTCTAATCTTTCCATCCCAAATACGATTGCGATATGCCGGCATAAAACGAGCGCCAGGAACTTCAAACGTAAAGAAGTCAGAAATTGCCCTTGCAGTTGAGGGTTCAGTTTCTACTTGTAGGTATACTTCATTCTTTTTAGTGATTGTGGTCATTTAAATTTAGGCCCAAGTACCCATCCAACTAAACTTTTGCGTACACCTTTAGTAATTGGTCTTACTCTATGCCAATAGTGCGATTGAAAGAAAAAACCAGTATTTGGTTGTCTTTTAATTGTTGTATATCTTTTTGTCTCCAGTGGGTTTCCTGTTTCTATATCAAACTCACCACCTTCATAATCATCATTCAGAAAAATAGAAAAACTAATCTTTCTCACTCTGCCGTCATCATATGGCTTATTGTGTTGATCAATATGCCATCCAAACTCATCTTCAATAGAATACTCTGCATATTGCAGTGGTTCAATAACATCAATGTGAAAATCCCACCCAGCATTTTTATTTGCCGCCTGTGCGTATTCCAAGAATGATGTTAAAACATCTTTATCATTAATCCAATCAACCTTAGTGCTTCTGCGAACTTGTTCACTCGCATCCACTATCTTTGCGTTCTCTAATTGAGTATTAACTTTTGCAAGAGCTTTAGATATGGTTATTGCACCAATACGTTCAGTAATGTATGGTTGACAATACCTCATATTGCTCCATCCACAAATTTACGCCATTCAATTGCGTTTTTAATATCCCAACCACGAGACTGAATTTGTTTCAGAATCCGTTCACAGGAATCTTGACACATCTTATAGTATTCTACTTTCTGTTTTGCTTTGATGAGTTCTTCATCAGAATCCAGATAAAGTGGAATGTCTTGTTTTAGAATTTTGTGGTCAAAAGGATTGTCACGATAGACTTCTGGCGATGCTTTACCACCATAGTACTCCCACTTCTTACGTTTGAGTACATTGTAAGTACCCTCATTCATAAGAACGAGTTGTCTAAAGTTGTTGTATATTGTTAGATATTTTTGATGTAGACTTGCAGTCCTAAGTGATTCATCACCAAGTTCTATATTGTCGATTTCTAAGTCTTTTGCGGCCTGAGCCTGTAGTTCTTCAAGTGTCATTATATTTCACATCCTAATAATAAAAAGTGAGCAGATTGGTTGGAACTTGCAGTTCTAAATTTTCTCACAGAGGAGACTCAAACAATGGTTGTTCAAGTTCACCTTCTCTGCTCATAGTTATTTATAAAGTTTCAAATTCGTAAAAATCGTATTTAAAATTTGCAGTTGCTGTTAGTTGTTCTGTGTCAGTAACTTGTGTATTATATGTCAATCCAGAAAGAGAGTTGGGATAACAATTTTTGAAATTCACTCTGAGTGTTGGATTATTTTTATTTGTAAGAAGTGTAAGACTTGCATCAGAAGCCATAGTATTCGGATTATTTAAATTTGATGTATTAGGTCTTAATTCAGAATTTTCTGAAGATGCAGTTCTAAACTGTTCAGTATCCTTTGGAAAACCAATTCCAGTAATCCAATCATGTACTTCACGATAGTTTGATAAATCTTCATTCACGAGGAATGTTAATTCTAAATCTTCAAATTCAAGTGTATCTCCCATTAGAGCAATACTCTTGAAACGTGTATTCATATTTGCTTCACCACTAAAACTAATGCCAGGCAAGTTTACAGATGTAACAAAATATTCTACGTTAGGTGTTTTCAACAAATTAAATCTAAACTGAGTCGGTGATGCAAAGTCTAGATTATTTGGTTGTCGTGCAAGTGGATTAAGTTTTACCATAGTTTTCTTCCTTTATAGTATTTATAAAGAAAAAAGGGGAGAGCAAAAGCCCTCCCCCAAGTTCAGAAACAAGTTTCTTATTATTATTACATGATGTTCGTAACTTGAACTCTTCTGTAATATACGTTGTCGTTAGCAGTGATAACACCGTTACGAGCAGTTGAACCACCAGCAAATGGGTTTGCAGTAAGACCATAACGTGTCTTGAAACCAATTTTTGGCTGGAATGTGTTCTCACCAACTGCACGAACCATCTGAAGTGGAACGTATGGGCAGTAGAAGATACCAGCATCGTATGGTGAAGTACCTTTGTATCCAACAATAAAGAACTGCTTTGCGGCAGCATTTGCTGAATATGGATCAATGTACACTTTGTAACGTCCGTTAAGAACACCAGCAAATGTGTTACCAGCATCGTCAACTGACAAGTTGTTGTTAAGAGCAGGCGATGTATCCAACTGTCCGGCCATCTGAAGTGCAGAAGCAACATCAGAAGAACAGATAATCATGTTACCTTTACCTCTACGAGTTTGCTGAGCGATTACGTTTGCTTCTCTCTCAACTTGGAACATAAGTCCTTTGAACTTCTCAACTGACCATCTACCATTTGAATCAACGTCCATGTCAAAGATACCAGCGTTTGCAGTATCAGTTTGGGCACCGATTTTGGCAGAAACGTAAACAGTTCTAACAACTTCTCTGTTGATTTCGTTAAGAATTTCACCAGAAAGAATGTTAGCAAGTTCTGTTTCAGCGTCAAGACCATGAATTGCTTTAAGGTCTTGTGCAAGTTCCATTGTATATTCTGCTTTAAGAGCTCTTGATCTTGCTTCAACAGAGTTCTTCTCGATTGAGAATGACATCTCTGCGAAAGAGTTACTTGCAGAATCGCCTAGTGCTTCAGCAGCGGCAGTTGTCATTGCAACACCAGATACATAAGTACCTGCTGGGCTATCGTTAAGAACAGCAGGGTTAGTACCTTGCATTTGAGTTGCACCACCAGAGAAGTCGTTGTCGGCTTCATCGTAGAATGCCTCTGTTCCTGTCTGTGATGCATAGCGTGAACGCATTGCAAAGATAAGTCCTGTTGGGCCAGTCATTGGCTGAACACCAGCAATATCATATGCAATTAGGTTTGGCATTGCCCGTCTTACCAATGAGATAAGGATCGGATCCCAATTATCAACTGATCCACCAGTTGCGTTAGTTGGTGCAGCTTCGCCGAGGAAACCTCTATCTTCACGAAGTGCTTTTTCTTGGTTTTCTAGGATGATTGTGGTTACAGCCTTACGATAAGAATCCTTGATCTCTGGAAGATC